TACATCTAAACCCCAATTGGGATTGTACACAGGACTTGGTATAATCGGGAATACTGGTGCAGCTACCGTTATTGGTATAGCTACTAGCTCCTTGAGCCCATTCCATTTGTCACCAAACCATATAAAGAATTTATTCCCTTCCTTTTGAGCCTTTTTAAATCCATCTGCCAAACTATCTCCTACAGGATCTACTTTAAAGTTGTTATTAAAATTTATTCCATCAAGAGGACTTTTCCCTACGCCTGCTCCAGCATCAGCTAAACTTTGTTGCAATATATTTAGTTCATCAAATGGAGCTAATGCACCTTTAGCTGCTTTGGCAGCATCTTTAATTCCTTTGCCTAAATCTTTTTGACCTTTAGCAGCATCATCAGAAAAACCTCCTAAATCATCCATTACACCTGCGTAATCGTCTACAATGCCTACTTGTCTAGGCTCGACATCTACCTTTTTACCAGTTATCATTACGAATACCTTTTCTACGGCTGTTGCAATTTTGATTAGTAAATCTAAAACTTTTATTAATCCTTTAACTAGGGGTAGTATAACTACTTGAAGCCCCTTTCCAACTATGCCCATAAACTCTTGCCATTTTTCACCTAGAATCTTAACACTATGTGCCCAGTTCCAGTTGTTTCTAGCAAAGTCGCCTTGAGCATCCCCTGTAACTGCCATTAGGTACTGATACCTTAACATTACCTGTTCGGCTTGAGACATTTCTTGCCAGGATTTTCTTATTCCTTGAGACATTGCAAAGGCTTCTAGATTAGCTATATTCATGTTAATACCTAATTGTTTAAGTGGCATTGTTGCCCCACTCATACCAGACATTAGTTTCTGAAACATTTCTTCTGTGCCTAAGTTGTAGAAAGATGCCATATCAGCTGTTAAAAGTGTCAAGTCTTTAGACATTTGTCTTACTGCATCGCCTTGTATTCCTGAACTCTTTAGCATTGCTCCCATATAAGACGCGTATTTTTTAGCACTTAGTTCTCCTATACCGTGACTTTCTATCAGGGTTTTAGAAAACTTATCTACATCTCTCGCCATGCTACCAAACACAGTATCGGTTACGTTTTGAATCTCCTCTAAATCTGAAGAAACTTTTATAGCTGCCTTTCCAAAGTCCACAAGCGCTTTTGCACCTAATGTTATTCCTGCTAATTTGCCTAATGTTTTTAAACCAGTGCTAAAAGCCGATTGGAAACCTTTAAATTGTTTTTGGGTCTTATCCATTTCGGTTTTGATGCCCGAAAAATCCGCACCACCACGAACTATAAAATTGCTCTTTGCCATTTTCTCACCTGCCTTTTGGCATTAAAAAAGCACCTACTATTGAGTAAGTGCTTCATATTATTGATTTATAATTATATATCTTGCCTTAACAGAGGGGATAGTTATATTCCCTCCCATCACACTTTGATATGTTGTTACGCCGCCAAGTTCTCCATAGATAGTTACAATATCATCTTCCAGTACTCTGGCCTCTCCCTTTGGTCTTTTATATGTCACATAGATTATATCCTCTATTTCATCCTTAGTTGCAACTCTGTATATTATTGTATTTGAAGATCCTTCAGAAACTTGTATAACCTTTCCCTTAAAAACAGCTATTTTCCCTTTATATTCTTCAGGATTTCTTGCCAATTCTTTATATTCGTAAGTATTTGCAGCTGCTATATACGATTCCTTATTAGTTGTTTGTTCTAATGTTTCCAAATCATTAGGTTGCAAGCTTCCTAATACTGCACAAAATATAAAAAACATAATAAAAGATGTAACCATAGCTAAGGTATGATTCTTAAAATTTCTTTTTTTAATTATATCAAAAATAAGTTTTATTGTGGAATACAAAAATATAATTATGCAATCCAGTAATAAAGCTGTTAATATATTATCTATACTAAAACCAACAAGTAACAATATTAGTATATCAAGTATAAGTAATATAAATGGAAAACTCATCTTTTTCTTGGATGGTTTGCTGTTTTTATTATCGTTTGTATCATAATCATTAGATAAATCTGGCGAACCATATAAGCCCATACCAATGCCCCCTAGGAATATATATTTATCTTAATATTACAGAATACTCCTAAGAATTGCAAGTTTTTACATCTCCACCAAATAAATTATTAAGCATTTTTACCTGGTTAAGCATTTCTTCATCAGTCATAATTTTATTTTCTTGCTTAGTTCCTAGTTCATTTAATATTTTTTCTATTGGTACTTCTTTAGCCCATACCCATCTAGATATTAAATATGCCTGTATAATCATATTTTGATCTTTTTGTTTCTTTTTCCCCGCATAGATTTTAGCTGATAAATTTAATTCGTCTGGTGTCATCTCCCAAAATTCGCTCATGGGAACACCAATGGAGATGGCAAGCTTCTTGGCGCTCTTTATAGTAAAAGGCTCTCGCTCACCATCTCCTATTTGTTTTTTCCTTTATCTTCTTCCTCCTCAACTGCAAATACTTCGTTTAGAGATTTCCATAGTTCTTTTGTAACTGCAGTAATAGACGAATATTCGTCTATTAGATCCATTACCTTGTCTGGTGTAAGCTCCTTATCTTCGTGTGCTAGTCCAGCCCAAATGAGAGTGGCATATTCTTCCATAGTAAGCGTTCCGTTTTCAATGCCCTCTATCTTCATTATAGGTTTCCCAAACTTCTTTTCTATTAAGTCAATAGCCCTCATGCCATATTTAAGGTTACGTATTTTATCAAGTTTTATTGGATAATAACTCATTATTTATTTCCCTCCTCATAAAAAATAATAGGCTAAGAATTTAATCCTAGCCTGCTGTCCCTACAGTTAAGACAGGTTTACCACTAATTTTTACAGTTGCCCCAAAATTGATTGTTCCATCTACTTCAACATCTCCTACCTTAAACCCGGTTACAACTCCCTTAAATGCCCATTCAGCTTTTGGATTAGTAGGAAATGTAATCTTATAATCTTCGGCTAGACCTGTATCTAATGCGCTTTGCATTTCAATCTGTCCTGTATTTTCTGGATCAAAGAACCCTTCTATTGGGACTTCTCCGGCATCCTTAAATGCTCCTATAAATTCTCTGTAACCTCCATCACTGTTTAAAGTAGTAGTATCTATAGTATCCGCCTTAATCTCTATTCCGCCTATGGAAGTCAAGCCCGCAATATCTTTTGTACCTTTTGACAGCTTAGTTCCTAATGCCCTTGTTACTTTACCCATATTATTTTACCTCCTCAAAATAAATTGTAAAATCTATAATCCCTCTATTAACTTTAAGTTCATGTTCATACACTTCACAAATATTATTTATGTCAATATCCTCTATGAAAAACTTTTCTAATTGTGTTTGTGGTAATGGAATTAATAACTTCTCAACTTTTTTAGTCAAGGATTTCATATCTTTATACCTTGTTGCCATTATAGAAAACATAAAGCTTAAATGCTCTTGACCTGTGAATCCTTCAAGAGTTTTTATCTTTTTAGTAGTAATCCTTGTATAAACTAAATAAGGCTTTGTATGCCCTTCTGGTGCGTTTGTGGGGTATATCTCATTTTCAAGTTCAGGAATGTTATTTTCTATTAGGTTTCTTAATGCTACTTCCATTATTTTGGCTCCTTAAAGGTAGTTATATAGATGTTTGTTATGCCAGTAGGTTTTCGTTCTATATTTTCACCATCTAATATAGACCTGTCAATTTCTTCTACTTCATTTTCTATAGAAAAATCTTGTATTCCATCTACAGAATCAATGTAATCATTTATTATTTTCTTTACAGTTTCTTTGTCCATCTACTTCAACCCCCTAAGTTCATCAAAGGCAAAGGTGCAAAGTACCCCTTTACATAACCCCTTTTTTACTTTTTCTAATTGTTTATTCACATCTTCCTCTAAGCTAAACTCCTTTTTATTATCTCCGCTAGTAAATTTAGAAATTGCAATATTTTCACCCATTTATTTTAACCCCGCTTTCACTATTTCAGCATCTATTTTCTTTTGCATTTCACTTACTATTGTTGTTTCTACTGTCCTGGTATTATTTTTCAAAGCGCCATGCCCAAAGAAAAATCCAGGTATATATCTGCCATTCTTTGCAAAGAAACCATATTCTTGTGATATAGGATAGTATGATATTTTTTTCTCCCAGCGTGGGTCTTTCTCTGACCTAGTATATCCATGGTACATCCTAAATTGAGTATTTCCTGCTGATTCTTTTTGAAATATATGGTTCATGCTTCTATCAAATACTAATCTATATACTTTTTTGCCACGACTCTTATACGAACGCTCTCCAACCATTATAATACCTTTTTTCAATGCCCCTGTGTCTTCAGGGGCATTGGCTATGGCATCTTTAAGAACAGGTTTCACGCCTTTCTTAACTGCCGCTGTTACATGTCTTTGTGGTACATCTCCTATTTTTTCTAAATCTTTTAGAAGTTTGTCCATACCTTCTACTTTGAAATTAAATGGCATCTTATTTCACCAACCTACAATAACATAGTAATTCTCTATTTAACCCTTTAACATTTACAGGAGAGCCTATAATCTCATATATTTCCTCACCATGCTTAATTCTCATTTCGCTTGTGATACCATCTATATACCTCATATTAAATTTAACTTCTACTTTGTTATCAGTGGTTAAGGCTGCAAAGAATTCATTACCAAGTAAAGGATCCTTACTTGCCCATACCCCAGTTTTAAAAGGTATCCAATCGCCAAAGGGTTCTCCATATTCATCTCTGCCAAGTTTCCTTTGAAGAAAGTCTATTTTATGTCTATAGTTGCCCGGATTGATTTGTTTCATCATAATAAGACCTCCCTACAATAAATTCACAGAGTGCATACCTAGAATAGTTTCTACTACTTTATTTAAATTGCTTTTATCTACATACATAGACCTAGTATCATACATATCCTCAACTAATACATAAACCACTATAGCAAAGTCCTCATGTTCATCTACTTCTTCAGGGGTTAATCCTGTGTATGAAATAATAAACTTCTTAGATACATTGAGCATAACATCTAATTCTTGTTTCTCATTCTCTGATAGATATTCATATGTTAATCTTAAATAATCAGCTAACTCTTTATTTGTTATTTCGCTTACTTTCATTGGACTTCACATCCTTTTTAGGTTTCTCTTTCACTTCCTCCACATATCTAGCTTGGAGAAGGTCTTGGAGTATAACTTTATTGTTACACTCCTTTATTTCTCCTCTGTACATAGAAAAAGCACCTGAGAATCCCACCAGTGCTTTAACCTTCATAGTACCACCCCATTAAGCAGCTTTCATTGCAAGCTTAGCTATTTTTTGTGCGTTCTCGACTTTTGAATCAATTTCTATCCATCCAACAACTCCAATAGCATGTTGAGTTGCAAATTTTTCTTTTAGTACTTCTATTGAAATATCTTCTGACAATTTTACTGCTAAGCCTGACATATCGCCGTAGTAAATTGCAGTTTTTCCAGCTGCCATTGCTGGCATATTGTCAGATGTATAAACATCTTTACCAAATAATGTATAGCCCCATTTTGCTGTTGCATCCTTGTTGAGTATATAGTTACCATCGTCATCTTTAAGCTTCCTGATTGCTGTTCTTGTTGCCTTGTTCATAATCCAAATTGCTGGGCCTTGGTATGCATCAGGTACAGCTTCTTGTAAATCAATTAATTCATCTGCTGTCACAGCTGTTGCGCTTGCTGTTGTAACTGACTGTGTAACCCCTTTAAGTCCATCTATTTTATCAGCTGTGCCATTAAGCAACTCTTTTTCAATCCATTTTGATATGGAATCAGCCATGGCACCGATAACAAAGTTAACAATATCAAACTGTGAATTGTTAATAAGTGACTTCGACACTTTGCTTAAAACACCAGCTAAGAAGCCCTTTAATTCAATACTTCCAAACTTACCGGAAGTGGATTCAAGTTCTGTAAATTCTGTAGCATAAGCCATTGTAATACTTTGAGTTTTTTCATCATAATAAGGTATATTTAATGTTCCGCCAACATTGTAACGTGTAGCAAGCTGATATATAGGGCATATATCATATACCTTCTTTATTATTTTATTGGCTATGGAGGAAGGAATAACTGCCCCATTATCTCCTACGGTTAAATTTACATCTCCCGCTCTGCTCTCAACAATTCCCCTGATATAGTTAGCAAAGGCTCTTTCTTCAGCTTCTTCTGCTCTAAGTTCTTCCTTTTTCTTATCATCAACAACATTAAGGCTTAAATCTCTCGCCCTCTCCTCTGCCTTTATTGTTGCATCTATATCAGCGATTTCCTTTTCAAGCGCATTGAATTTTTTCATTTCTTCCTCGCTCATTGCTCTTGTTTCAGCCTTTGCCTTATCAAGCAAAGCCTGCATTTCAATCACTTTATCATTTCTTTGCTCTTCTAAACTCTTTAAATCTGCTCTAAATTCAGGTATTCTTATTTTTCTCATTACCTTTCATCTCCTCTTAATTTTTTAATTCTATTTTCAAACTCGGAATAGTCAACTGGATCCTTAGTTGTGTAATCTTCTATTACTGCTCGAAATTCGTCCCCTCTTTGTTCTGTTATGATTTCTTTATCTGCTCTTTGTTCGATTGAAGTTCCAACGTAGCAGGGCGACATTCTATCATCAATGATTGATACTTCAAATAGATCTAAATCCTCGACATGCCTTCTTGGAATATCGTCCGCTCTTTCTTCGAGTCTATCTTTATTTACAAATTGGCCGAAAGACCAGCCTTTCAATTTCTTTTCTTTCGCCTTTTGGATTACTTCTGCATCTGTAACAGTTGCTATCGCCCTTAGACCAATATTGTCCTCAAACAGTTGTATATTTTCATCTGTTGTAGACCCTAATTTTCTGTTTTTATCATGGTCAAGCAATAAGTCAATATTTTGTGCTCTACTTAACGCTCTTTCAAATGCTCTTGGCTCTATTTGTTCTACTACCTTACCACGTGGAGTTATAATAGGCTTACTATCTCTTCCTACCGCATTGACATATCCATCTAGTAAAACAGAATCATTGCGTATTTCAATCCTCAATATTCTCACCACCTTTCAAATCATTCATTTTGCTTAATTGATTAGTATTAGGAGTATAAATAGCTCCTGTTTTTACATCATATAAAACAGAATCCAGTCCTAACTTAATCCAATCTAATCCTAGTCCTGGTAAATTCTCCATAAATCTAACTTCATCAATTTGAAGGAAATTAGAATCAATACCAACTTTGTAAGCTTCAAATCTTTCTTTTAAATCACCTTTTAACATTTCTTTGGTATCAAAGGCAAAATAAAAAGAACTCTTTTCTTTTTCAAGAAGCAGTTCTCTATTTAAAGCACATTCTATAACTCTTAATACTGGCATTACTGCCATTTTAAAAGTATTTGTATATTCTTGGCTTGATGCTGTCCCCTTTATAATGTTCACGGCCACATTAAACAATTCGCATATTCCATCTGCATTGGATTTTTTGTTCTCGTTTAATTGCATTTCTACGCTTGTATTGCTAGCCTCTTGAAAGTCTAATCCATTATTTAGAATTACAACATTGTCACTATTGTTGCTGTATAATTTTCTCCAAGCCTCTTTTAATTTATCTATAGCATCCTGGCTTAATTTAGTAGGTGATTTAACAAAGCCTTTTTTATTACCGCCTTTCTTGACAAGTGTTTCCTCAAATACTAAAGAGTTATATGCAACGCTAAATATTAAATCGTTTTCTTCTATAAGACTAGTTCCCTGCGCTCCATCTTTAGTGTTTCTAAGTAATTTTATAAAATCATAAGGCATATACTTATTGCCCTGAACTAAAATATTATAGTCTTTGAAAATAGGATCTATATTCTTATTTATCGAAATATATTCTTCATCTACATAGTGAAGACTTATAACTTCATTCCTATATTTTCTTATATATGCATATCCGCCTTTCCCAAGGAAGTAATCAGCAATAAGGGCTCTCCAAAACTGTACTGCATCCAATGTATCTCCTGTATCATCATTTAAAAGCCTTGTTCTATTGTCTCCTTCGACCTCGTCTGCTTTACCGTTATTGGCTCTATACAATTTTATAGGTATCATTGATACGGTATCAGCTATAAAGTTTATGCAGCTTTTTACACTCGGAATATTTGAGGCCTCTTTCTTGGTTATTGTAGTTCCTCCAAGCAACGCACGTAATAATACATCATCTACGGCTGAAGTTGTTTCAGTTTCCTCTGCTCTTTCTTCTTTCTGCCATGGCCACCTCAATATATCACCACCTTTCCACCTTCAAATCATTTATTTATCTTTTTTATGGATATAAAAACTTTTAATCGTGTCTTTGTTTATATACAACGAATCAATTTTTTCAGCTACAAATAATTGAGTTGAACCATCAATGTAATTTACTACTATGTTCCCTTCAACTTTTATTTGTTTGCCATCTATTTCAATTGTCATTCTTTTTCCTCCTCCCTATCCAACTTGTACTGCAAAATCGCTCATTCCATATAGCATATCTTGCTGTAATAGATATATGGAATTTATTAGACTTACGACCATATCTACCTTTCCAGCAGACTTTTTCTTATTTACATATTTGTTTAAGTTTGTATCTTCTGTACACCTAGAGTTTTGGAAGTTTATTTCTAGCATAAGATTCTCTTCATATCTGAACTTCTTGTTCAAGACCAATTCTTTCAGTAACTTTGTAGGCATATGAAGTACGCTAGAATGTTGTTTTATTTCCACACACTCATATCCTGCAGCTTCAAGTTTTTGCACTGTACTTATAGCGTTATATCTGTCGTATCCTATTTGTTGTATTTCTACTCCATATTCCTCCTCTATACCTTTCAATTTGTATTGTTCATTCCCAATAATAAAGGCTTCTATAAAGCCATAATCAATTACCTCTCCGCCACATTCAAAGCATGAGCCTTGTCTTATTAGCCTTTCATAGTCGACCCCTTCCTTCTTGCTTTTCTGTTTCTTTTTATCAGCAGGAATAAACCCCCACACTTTACCATAAATAAAACCTTTATCCTCTGTTACCATAGTCAAAGCTGTATTATCATCACTTATAGATAAATCCATTCCTAACCATACTTTTTTGCCTTTCCAAAATTCTTTATCTTCTTTGGTTTTACATTCTCTGACCTTATCTATAGGTATATAGCCTTCTACTCCAAGACCTTTGTATTTTATGTTATTATGTTTGCAAAGATAATTTTCTCTCTTATTCTCATAATCAATAGCATCTTCTCTCTTTTCTTTAATTGCTTCAAAGATGTATTCATTAGTTACGGCCACAGGATTGCTTTGATAGATTACTAGATCCTCTGTCATCCATTTATCATCAACTAGAAATTCATCATCAGGCTCATAAAGCAAAGAAAAACGTCTTTTGTTATCCCTTAGGCCATCTAATACTTTTTTAGAAATATCTATTTCATCTATCATTCCATTATTGTCATTAGGATATTGAGTGCTAAGTATTATCCCTAGTTTATTAAATAGAGTTATCTGTGATGACCTCATTGCTTCTATTGGATAGCTGTCCATTGCCCCAGCTTCATCTGCAAGAAAAGCATTAGCAAGCTTACCATCCATCTTGTCCTCTGAATAAGCTAATGGAGTATATTCACTATCGGTTATTAAACACCTTATTTCACTTCTTAGAATCTTGAAAACTCCATCATATGCTAGAGCCGGAGATACTTTTATAATCTTTTTTAACGCTAATTGCAATTCTTTAGATAGTTTTAAATCGGGAGCAACAGAGAAAAATCTACTAAACTGTGGGTCTGTTAACATTAAGAGTATAAACATAACTGCTGCATAAAAAGTCTTAAAATTCTTACGACTAATTAGTAGCAATGCTGTTGTATAATATCTTATATCTCTTTTTTTATCATTTTTAAGCTTAGTGCATAAAGTAGCAATGATTAACAGCCAAGCATAATTCTCCATTCCTTCATCCATGGAACAGAGTAAATCGGGGTGAACCATTAGTTTTAATAGACTATTTATTCTATCAAAAGCCTTTTCATCCACATAAGCTTCTCCGTTTTCACCATTTACAATATCTATCCAAGACTGTGCCTGTTTCTTTACGTACTTTCCAACCTTTCTATTATCTTTTTCTATACACCATTCTGCATATTTGTAAGCTTTACTGTCTTTTATCATTAGTCCCTCAACACCTTTAGAAGTGGGTTTTCTTCCGTTTTCGCTTCTTTAGGTATGCTTCTTAGTGCTGCAGCAATGGTCATTACGTTTTCTTTCTCTATATCTAAAAGCATTTTACGTTTTGCTTGTACTTGTTTATCTAATGCAATAATTTGCTTCTGCATATTATTTTTCATTCGGTAATATGTGCTTAATGAAATTTCGTTTATTAGCTTGTCCTTATCTTCCGCAAGCTCTTGAATATCTCTATAAAAGGATTCTCGTTTTTCTTCAAAGTCCTTACATTCAGCTTGTAGCATACAGTATCTATTAATTACAGATTCATAGATTGCATCATTTTTTTCTATGTTTTTAAGTAACTTATTGATCCTCAAAAACTCTTTATGTGCTACTGGATTATCTTTAACCTCGGAGCGTTCTTTCAATGTCACACCTGTAGCAAGTGCTTCCTCTCCTCGTTCCCTCTGTTTTAATTCTGCTTTAGTTCTATGCGATTTTCCTTCCGCTTTTAAAACTGTAAATGGTTTTGATGGTGTTGGCATAGTCAAGACCTCCTCTCGTAAATAGTTTTCTTTTTTCAAAAGCTGATGTGGGAATATTTTATCTAAAGAGGTGGACACGTGGTATTCATGGGTTTTTATTTCTCATAACACCTTACCTGGGGGGATATCCATACATCCCCTCTAGGATGCTTTGTAAATGTTCCCTGCTTATTTCCCCTCTCTCTGCTTTCTCATGATACTCTGCAGACAGTGTAATAAGATTACTGTCCTCTAACCTTAAGTCCCAATCCTCTTCAATTGGTACTATGTGATGCACTTCTAAATCTGTGTAAATATATCTTGGTGGTTTTTCTCTGATTGATAGCTGGCATAAATAACTATCTCTTTCAACTATGTGGTTTCTTTTCTCTCTCCATCTTCTGGACCATCTAAATTTATTAATATCAGTTGGTTCCTTCTTTCTTTTAGGCTTCTTTCCGCAGTTAAATTTGCTGTCATGTATCCTTCCACAATACTTACATGACTTTAACATTTAAACACCTCATTTATCCCATAGAAAAAGAGCCTTGGTGTAGGCTCTTAAAATAAATCCATAAATTTTTAATTATTTTCGATTGGTTGATTTTCCATAGACACGCTTTCCTGTGGATTTAATGCATATATCTTTCTTTTTCTTTAAACGCCCATGGGGTTTCCTTCTAAAACCATACTAATACTGGATTATTTCCTTTCACCTTCCAATCCCTTTTGCATAAAAAAGCACCAGATTATTTAAAATCCAGTGCTCTTAAAATTTACATTTTTGTATACTATCATATTACCACTTATAATTAACCTTGTTTTAATCTAAAATTAAAATATCCTTAATATTTTCTATTATTCTTCTTTTTCTCATACTACAACCTTCCTCTGTTATATTAAATCTTTGTGCCACTTTATAATTAGGAACTCTTTCAAAATATCTTAGTTCAATAAGTTTTCTATCCTCTTCTGTTAGTACTTCCAAAGAATTATCAACCTTTTCTATTTGATTCTCTTTTAACTTTTTAATTGATTTCAGGTATTCAATTCTTTGTTCTTTGTTTAATATTTCATTTTCTACTGTAGAAGTTATTTTATTTGTAGCGCCTGTGGTTTCTTGGCTTGTATTAATTGCACTTGCACCAACATAAGTATTTTTTATATTCTCTATTTCGATTTCAATGTTTTTAACTTCTGCTTTTAATTTTTTGTAATTATACAATAGCCATTCTGCTTTTTTATAATTCATTGTCTCACTCCTTAGGCATCTCTCATATAATCCAATTCTATCTTTACTGTTTAACATTTTCTAATCGTGCCTTTACCGCTTCAAGTAACATGTTTTGATTTACTTCCTTATTTCCTAAGGCCTTCATCACATCTTCATCAATTGTGCCCTTAGATACTAAATGATGAATTATTACCGTTTCCTCCTGCCCTTGTCTGTATAATCTCGCATTAGCCTGCTGATAAAGCTCTAAACTCCATGTAAGTCCAAACCAGACTATAATGTTTCCACCATATTGAAGATTTAACCCATGTCCTGCACTTGCTGGATGAACTAAAAGAATAGGTATTTCGCCATTATTCCATTTTTTAATATCTTTTGAATCTTTAAGCCCTACAGCAGTTAATTTTTTAGTTTTTAAAAATTTAACTATTCTATTAAAGTCATGTTTGAAACTATATAATACCAAAACAGGCTTGCCGTTTGCGGATTCAACAATATCAAACAAAGCTTTTAATTTTTCTTCATGAATTTCTACAACATCATGATTTTCTGAATAGATAGCTCCATTAGACATTTGTAAAAGTTTATTTGTAAGTACTGCTGCATTAGCTGCTGTTATATCATTGTTGCCAAGTTCTAATACAAGATCCCTTTCTAATTGTTTGTATTCTTTTAATGCTTTATCTGGTAATTTAATTTCAATAGTATTATCAATTCTTTCAGGAAGTTCTAAATAATCCTTAGCACTCATAGAAATGCAAATATCCTTTATCTTATTTTTAATTTGCTCTCCTGCTCCATCTTTAAGTACCCAGTTATAAACTACATATTGATTCCTTTGCCCTGGATTGAAATACTGTTCTCTATAACTTGATATAGTTTTACCTAACCTTTGACCTCCATCTAATATATAAAGCTGTGGCCATAAATCTATTAAACTATTAGGTGCTGGTGTCCCAGTAAGTCCTACTATTCTTTTAAAATATGGTCTAACTTTTTTTAAAGCCCTAAATCTTTTTGCTTTAGAAGATTTAAAAGAACTTAATTCATCAATAACCACCATGTCAAACATCCAGCCATCAAAACATTCTTTAACAAGCCAGTCCACATTTTCTCTATTAGTAACATAAATATCTGCATCATCCGCTAATGCTTTTTCTCTTTCTTTTTTGGTTCCCAGAATCTTAGATATTCTTAAATGTTTTAAATGATCCCATTTTTCTACTTCTGTTGACCAAGTATCCTCTGCTACTCTTAAAGGTGCTATGACTAGAACTTTGTGTATTTCTCCAAGAAATAATAAGCCATCTATTGCTGTTAATGTACTTACGGTTTTCCCCATGCCCATATCAAGGAATAGAGCTACTGCATTATTATCTATAATGTGATTAATTGCATATTCTTGATAATTCCAAGGTTTAAACTTCAACTACTCACTTCCTCCACAAACTTCATTACCTTCTCAATAGAATCTATACATTCGACTCTAAAACCTAAGCTTTTTAATTCCTTTGCTCTATACTCCTGTATAGGTCTTAGTTTTTTACCTGATGCTTTAAGTTCAACAAAAGCAATCCTACCTTGTGGTAATAAAACAATCCTGTCTGGTACCCCAGACATTCCTGGACTAACAAACTTTAATGCTTTACCGCCTATCTTCTCTATCTCATTCTTAAGCCTTTTTTCAATCCTTGATTCTTCCATAAATTAATCACCTATTTTTTAGTGCGGATACAATGATACAATATTTCTATATATAATATAAATGCGTATTTAGGCATATATGTATATACGTGTACATGCCTAATTATATAAATATTACTTTATATATATATTTTGTATCATCTGTATCTGATACTATTATAATCATTGATATTACTCACTTTAAAGTGGATACGCTACTAGATACAGATGCTTTTTTTGTGTATCAATCGTATCCACCTTAAAATTAAAAGCAGATACAGAATTTTGGGCTAAATATTAATTTTGTTTCCGTATATAGGCTCTTTGTCTACCATAAACTTTACCAAAGCTTAAAGGGGAATTATTCCTTTCCCACTCTTCAAGTCCTTTCAAAATGTCATTAATTTCTCTGGACTGCAGAGGTGTAAGCTGCTTAGGATCACCGTTAAAAAGTTCTACCCATATTTCCATAACACATGTTTTATCTCTGCGCATAGTACCCTCAGATTGTTCTCCAAACTCGGTACCTTGAATATAATTTTTTCTTTCAGCTAATCCTAAGTTGTACCAATTATCTAGTAAGGGCTTATTAAGATATTCTTCAATTAATCCGGTCTTTGCGCTCTCTTCACTATGAGCTTCCTGCTGTTTAGCTGCTTCCGCCTCTTCTTCTTTACTTAGGTATAATGGTTCCCCATCTTTCCATATTTCTAAAGCCTCAGCCCATATTTGATCAATTTCATGATCTGTTAAGTCTTTGAATACATTTTTACAATGCGGCATAAACCCAACATCTACTGGCCAAAACCTTCTGTTACCTGTTTTATCTCTTAAAAACTCTTTGTCATTAGTAGTACCAATAAATACACATTGGCGTGGAAATCGGCTTGTCCTTCTGCCATAGGCTACCCTATAGATATCTTCTGATTTACTTAGGAATTGTTTTGTAGCTTCAATATCTGCTTTCTTAGTAGCCATCATTTCGCCCATTTCTAAGAGCCATACACCCTGTAATTGTTCATAAGCTTCTTTACCACTTACAGTAGTTAAACTGTCTGAATACCATTCCCTACCTAACTTCTTAATAAGAGTACTTTTGCCTATTCCTTGCGGCCCACTAAGTACTGGCATATTATCGAATTTAATCCCGGGAATAAAAACCCTTCCAACTGCTGCTACTAATATTTTTCTGCTAATTATTCTTACATATTGATTATCTTCTGCCCCCAAGTAGTCCATAAGTAATGTATCTACTCTTTTTATTCCATCCCATGAAAGACTATTTAGATAATCCTTTATGGGGTGAAAAGAATGTTTTTCAAATGATAATGCTAAGGCATCCGCACATTTTGCTGTTGAGCTTATACCATAATACTTTTCTATATATTCTCTAAGCCCGCTATCGTCTGTATCATTCCAATCTGATTTATTATTTTTATTTCTCCATGGAAGCCCACCGATAACTACCGCCCTATTAGAAAATTCATTATATGCTATTTTACCTTTAAGCATTGGATCATTTTCTATTATTAAGTTAAAATTACTTATTGTATTTCTAATCTTGCCTTGCTCTGTATACGTTAATTCCTTTACCCATTCGGTGTCTACTTCTTTAGTATCTATAATGCCAAAGTCTTCTTGAGCCTTTTCCATCTTTTCTTTTCCCAGTGTCTGCATTACTCTTTCATCAGAAATAGCAAATTCACTCATTTTTGTGAATGAAGGTAATCTATTAGCTGGAGTATCTGTCTTTGCGTCTTCTTCATCTAAATATCCAAATTTATGAATTCTAACTAAGTCAAATGCATTACATAAGATATTGCTTGCAGGATCTGTCCCATGGTGGCTATAACTAAATTTATTATCGTAAATAACAACCCCACCAGTGGTACTTCCTGCAGCGTATGTGTATCTGGTATCATCCACACCGGGTATATAAATATCACTTAAAAATTCTGCTATAGCCTCAGTTATTGTATAGGTCCTACAAAAAGCACCTATAACACCTTTCTTAGTTAATGGATCCTCTTGCCTTTTAATATCGCTTGTAAGTTTGGCTCTGGCTCTGCTGCTCTCCGGCCAATAACTTACATCCTGCCATCCAAAAGTATATCTATCCAATACATCATCAGGATTTAACCAAGATCCATCCTGTATTTTAAATATATATTCTCCATCAGCACTTGTTGATGGCCAATACATAAGTCTTGATGGTTCATAAGTTGTATCATCAAACTGGTCTATGCCTAAATCATTCGCTATCATTCGGGCCACAGCCTGATACTCATCCGGTAAAACAGGTCTTGAAAGAGGTATTACTAATCTTAATCTTGGATTTTCTGCTGTATGTGTATGGGTTGAATACATGGCAACAGAAAATCCCCATAACAGCTCTATACTGCCCCATATGTCCACTTTAACATTATCTATGTCTAATGTTATTAAGGTTCTATTTGCAACATTCTCAGCCTTCCTATGGCCATTTTTTAATGTACCCCCCACAAATCCCCCAACATCTTTTATATTATCTTTATCAGTCTTAGACATTTTTTTATATTCAGCATAGGTTTCAGGGGTTCTTGTGGTATTTGATAATTTATCAACTAAATCCGACCAAAGTATACTTTTATTCTTCCAGTGGGTTTCTCTTTTACTTTTTCCAGTGGCAAGTGCTATCTGCCCATCATATTTAATTCCTGCATTTATTTTTATATCCTTTGCTTCATATTCCAAATTACCACCTCTTTTTAAGATCACTTTTTCGCTTTATCCTTGTTTTGCGTCTTAATCCAATCTATCTAGCACAAGAATACATATTTGCACCTTTACACTCTTCTAGATTTTTGCATTTCTCACAAGTTCCATCGTAGAATCTATCTTTATCAATTCTCAATTTTATTCCTCCTCTGGAAAATCTAAAGCATGAGTTAACTTAGTCCTGCATTTCGCACATAGCCAATACTCTGTGTATCTTGTACTAAGCTTTTTCCCATCATGAAATAATGTATTTGGTAATGATACTTTCATCACCGTGGATGTATCATGGCATGCACTACATATACAATTATCATATTTGCTCATTCGTGTTTTAAAGGTTACATCAAGTTTATCGTTCATCTTCAAACCTCCTTACTTCGCATTTTAATCATAATGCGAATTTATTTTAGGACTTAATCCTTCTGATAATAATTACACTCATATCCATCAGCTTTAAGTGGAAGTCCTGGTGCCCATTCTATTGGTTCAGCAAATATACTGTTAACTTCTTCAAGGGTTCCATAATTCTTTGGCACGTCCATTATTAATTCATCATGAACATGCATTACTATCGGATATCCTGCTTTTTCTACTCTTATCATTGTTACTCCTAGGCAGTCCCTTGCAGTGGCTTGTACTATATTTTCTACTAATTTAGGACCATAAGTATCTATTCTTGTCCATTGTTTAGAAGTTTGTTCCATACCTTCATAAGTTATTTTATCTCCTGAGAATGTTTCATGGGGTTCTATTTTAGGTCTTATATAACTTAGTTTCCTACCTGAAGGTAATTGTATAAATAAAACCCCGGGGTCATATATAAACTTAAGCCTATATTGCATACATACTGTAGTTCTTTCTTTAATAGCTTTTTTAGCAACCTTATCTACGTCCCACCAAAATTTAGTTATATTTGGATTAGCTGCTCTCCAGCTATCTACAAGCGGTTTTAATTCTTCTTCCTTTAAACCCATATTTAAAGCACCCATTGATGTAAGAGCTCCTACACTTCCGCCATAGCCAAGTGCTAACTCTGCTATTTTTCCTTTTTGTCTTAATGGATCACCCTTATGAATACTTTCTATTGGGACTTTAAACATTTGACTTGCTGAAGCTTCATATATTTTCCCATGCGTCTTAAAGACATTTAATCTCCATTGTTCTCCCGCAAGCCAAGCAATAACTCTTGCCTCAATAGCGCTAAAGTCTGATACTATAAATCTATTGCCATCTCCAGGTATAAAAGCAGTTCTTATTAATTGACTTAATGTATCTGGAATACTGTCATATAGGAATTCTGCATCACTAAATTTGCCTTCCCTTATGAAGTTTCTTGCATCATCTAAATCAGGTAAATGATTTTGTGGAAGGTTCTGTACTTGTACCAATCTTCCAGCCCATCTACCAGTTCTATTAGCTCCGTAAAACTGTAATAGTCCTCTTACTCTTCCATCACTACACCTAGCGTTTTGCATGGTCTCATACTTCTTAATTGACGTTTTAGCCATAAGTTTTCTTAACTCTAGCATTTGTATTACTTCACCGTTTTTAAAGCTCTTAGCCTCTTCTATGAGTTCAGGAATGGCTTTTTTATTTAAGGATTTAACTTCATGCCCAAGTCTTGCACCTATCCATTTTTTTATCTGTGTAGGACTATTAGGATTTTTAAGGCCAGTTAATTTTATAGCTGCATCCATTAGTTTTTTTGTATAATTTGCATCGCATTTTATAGCTTGTTCAATAAGTTTTAAATCAGTATTAACCCCTCTATCATTTATGTGTTGATCTAATTCCCACAGTCTTTGTTCCTTGTCCGTAGTTTCATATCTACTCAGTAACTTTCTAATTTCTCTTTCAACTTCAACATCCTGCTTATTATATTCTTTAAAGAGCTGCCATTTATCCATGTCGTGTTCAGGAAGATTTCTATTTCTACCTCCATTAGCTTTAGTTGGTTTACATGGCTTACAGAAGTATTGTATTAGGGCTTTACCTTCCTTCATTTTCTGTTTATCTTCCTCAAAGTTTAAAACCTTACCAACCATATCAAGACTTCCTGGCAATCCTAAAGTTAAAGCTTTTACCATTGTGCACTGCCATTGTTCTGGAGGAGCCAGTATATTTAAATATTTTGCTATAGCATTTCTTTCAAAATTAGCATTAAAAGCTGTTTTTATTGTATTTGAATCATCAAGTGCATCTATAACATCCTGCGGTAATTCTTCGCCTTGAGCAAAATCTATAACCCCTACGGGTTTATCATTAAAAGCATAACCAAATAGTAATATTTCAAAGTCAGGAGCTTCTACATACTTATATGCGCCCGAGGTTTTTATATCTATGCTGCTATACGTTTCAACATCAATTGCTAATGTATTCACAACTACTAATCACCTACTTATTATAAATTTAATGGGTAGGCTTTTTACCTACCCATTAATAGGCATTAGCCTAAAAAATCATCTTCAGCCGATTCTACAATGTCAAAATCATCTTCGGCTCTTGTAAATCCGCCAAGCGGTTCCCCCTCTTCTAACTTTTGTACATTACCAAGTCCTGCCGCAATGCCTTTATTTCCGCTTGCTGCATATGGATAAAAATTAAGAGTTAATCTTGCATAGCAGCCACTATATACTTCTGTAGCATCTAATATGGGTTGTACATTTTGGTCAACTACTCCTGGCTTAATTTTAGAATTTGCATTAAGAAAATAACTATTTGCATATGCTTCATCATCAGGTCTTTCTGCATCTCCATCTCTTAAAGGTGTTTTTAAATTTGCTGGTGCTTTACCGCCCCACTTGCTTTTTCCATTTTCCTTAGCTTCATCCGTGGCTTCCTTAATAGCTTTTAATGTTTCTGTATCTGTCTTAGGTACTATTACACTCACACTATATTTAGGTTCATTTCCTTCTATTGCATGAGGCTCAAATAAGTGTGCATAACTTAATCTAACCTTTCCTGTAGTTACTTTTGTTCCTGTCCTTTTAGCTTTTATCATAATAAAATCTCTCCTTTAAATTTAAATTATTTAAAATCTGCTTCTGCAGAGTTATAAACTGGTCTTTTATCATTCTCTGGTACTAAAACTGGTTTACCTTGTGGTTTTTCAATATAATCACCTATTAATTGATTTAATTTCTTTTTACCAACTATCTTCTCCATAGCAGTTAATTCCTCTAAGTCTTTAGGCTTATATATCTTATCCTCTGGATAACCACTTGCAATTAATACTTTAGCTACCTTATTATTATCTGTATATTTTCGATTACTCCTGCCTTCAACTACTTTAAAGCCTACGAACTCCTCACCTTGTAAAGCTTGTTCAAGAGCATAATCTTGTACATCTTTGGCCCATTTAATTAATTCATTTGCTTTAGATAATATATAAGCTATATCACCATTATCTAAAGTTGGGGGATCTTGAAAATCATACTGCGCAAGTTCCATATTCTTATTGGCTCTTGCTCTACAAACTGCTTTAGCTCTGCAAAACTGACAATGATCTCCTGCACAAAATTCCCCTTCACCTTTAAATGCAAGTTGGGCTGTTGGCTTTAATATTTCTTCCGCCCATTTAAGTAACTCATTAGCATCTACTTCATTAGTACTAATATTATCAAGCCTTGGCTGTATAATAGTCATTTTTACCTTTTCTATGTCATATAAGAAGCTAAACTCTGCTATGGCTCCAAGTGCATATAACATCATTTGTTTATTCCCCGCAGCCGATACTGGAACACCTTTGCCATACTTTAAATCACATATTTCCATTGTTTCATCTGCAATTATTACAAAATCACCTGTTCCAAATCCATCAGGAACCCATTCACTAAAATCAAGCTTCTGTTCTATTCTAAATATTGCGTCGGGCGTTCTTGCTTTGGCTTCTGAAACCTTTTCCATGCATGTATCTATATAGGTATCTATATAATCGAGCATATCGGGTGTATAGAGCTTGTTTTTTTTAATCGTTTTGTACTCTTTGTTAAATTCTTTTATGCTAATACATCCTAGTTTTTGCTTTAATACCTGCTCACCTAGTTCATGGGCAAGTGTTCCCTCTTGAGCATATTCACTTGTGGTATTAGGAAAGCCCTGTTCAAGTCTTGCACTGGGCGGGCAGGCAAGCCATCTGCTTGCTCCACTCGCACTCAGTATTGCATGTTGTGCCATTATAATAATTCCTCCGCCTCTTTGTATATTGCCGCATAGTCTTCTTCTTTTATATCAGGTACTTTAGCGGCTCCATATTTTTGTGTAAGAGTTTTAGCTTCCTGCTGCTTCCCTGCTTTAATTAATTTTGTAAATATTGCTCTAATCATTTCTTTAGTTATTTTAGAAGTCTCTTCTTTTTTATCCTCCTTTGGTGATTCTGTTTTATCCTCCTTTGGTGATTCTGTTGGTAAACTTTCTTCCTTTGGTGTATTAGTTACTTTATTTTCAACTTTTTTTACCCTTGTAGATGCTTGTACTACTTGTTTTGGCTCAGCTTTCTGTATAGTTTTAGTACCAAAGGTACTGATAAAGTTTAATAGTTCTTCATTAGAATTAAATTCTGCTGTGATTTTCATAATTTTTTTCCTCCTCTATATTCCTAAAAATATTTTTGTTTCATAGGCTTTAATATCTACTTTTTCAACTATTAACTTAGTAGCATTTTTTATATGCTGTTTATTAGCTGTATATCTTGAAAAATAGCCTATTGAATATGAATCATTGGTTGGTACTACTACCACATCACCCTCTTCTAAATCATCTATATCAGTTAAATATGAGTATTCCATATAATCTTGATAGCTCTTAAATTTAATCAATGCTACTTTCAAGCCTGTACCACCTTCTTTATTTTTTAGTTAATCTTACTGGGAGCACTAAATCTAATTTATTATCAGACTTAATCACCATTGGACTTATGTTAGAGTTAAGTTCTAAAGTAGCAGTTTCATAATTGTTAAGTGCATCAATTAAGTAATTTAGATTAAATGCAATTTCTAAAGGCTTTCCTTTCATACTTATACATAAGCAATCTTCTACTGCTGCTGTTTGATTATTAGCGCTTAATATCAATTCATTTTCTTTAAAATCTAATTTTACAAGTTTGAATTTATTCTTTTTATAGTCTTTTAAAATATCCAGTAGAGGTTTAGTCTCCAATACTACAGATGCGGTATGTTTATCTGGGATAACAGACTTATAATTGAAATACTCTCCCTGCCGTCTATTTCCTATTACCTCTAAATCTCCAAACACGAACTTGACATAATAGTCATTACAATAAATTTCAACTTCACCAGTATATTTAACTTTTTTAAGTATAGGTACTATATCGGCTGAAATTATAGCCTGTTCCTTAGCTTCAAAATTACCTTCTCTAACTGCTACCCTGCAACTATCACAAGCCGTAAACTCATCATTTTGTATACAAATACCGTTTAATACTGGTCGTTTTGAAGTTTCACTCATGGCATAATCACAACTTAATAAGTGGCTTAACCCACCAGCTGGTATTGTAGTTAGATAATTATCTACTTTTATAGGCTTGTCTACTAAATCATTAGTAGAATATTTTATTTTTCTTCTACCCGCAGTAATTGTACCCTCTGTTATAGTTGCATCACAGTATTTTGGAATAAGTTTTAAAACATCTTTATTAATTAAAGTTTGTCCAGGTTCGCCATAGTCATGTACTTTTTTGATTACTCGGCTTTTAAATTTAGTGTCTTGCCTTTCAGTTGCGGATATATAAGTTATCCCATTTTCATTTATAAAACTAATATTGTTAGCCTTGGATAACTTTAAAACTTCATGTACGTCATTAGAATATAAACCTATCCTCATATTTTTACCTCCCTATTTAAAAATTTTAGTTTATGCTATAATGTAATTAATTGTTTATTAACTTTTTGGACCCTCTGCAAAGGGTTCTTTTTTTTATGCATGCGTAATCCCATTGCTGTCAGTGCAGCAGCAACTGTATAATCTGGATTAATTATTGCAATATACAGTGCCATCCAGTTCTCTTTCATTTTTCTTCACCACCTCCAATGCTTGTTTAACGCTGTAACCTGCAAAATATAGCTTTACTACTTCTTGCAAATGCTTCTCCAGTAGTTCTTCCATAGTTTTCTACCTCCCTTCTTAAGCACACTTTTTAAGCGTTTTATCACATTTTTCTGCTATTCCTAATAACTCTTCTAGGCTTGTATACTTATTGGATTTAATTCTGTTAGATATAACATCTGTTACAACCATATCTGATAATCTTTCTGTTAAAGTAATACCTCTTTCAGCTAATAACTTTTTAAGCGTTTATGTCACCTCCTTTTTGTTTTAGCTCCCCTCCTGTGGTAAAATCTTCTATGAAGGGGGGCGATTGTTTTGTTTGAAATAAAAAGTCCTACTAAAAAACTAAAAGAAATCTGCTCTAAACTAGATTCTAACTATTCTATGCAAGTGCTAGATGGTGAACAGGTTATTTACCGTAAGATTAATGATAGCTATGATTTAGAAGTATCTGGGCTGAATAACAATCGTAAAGTTATGAATGCTACCATATATCTTTGGCAATTAAAACCTAAACAAAAAGTTATAGAAACCGTCAATAATATTACAACTTTTGAATCCCTAGAAACTTCTCTAACATATCTTGTGGAAAAATATCAAAGTTTAAATTAATAGTTGTTAATATTAAAACCAAATCTTCTTTGGATAAGTTCTTTGAAGCTACTAACTCTTGGAACTTATCTTTTTTTGTTGTATCATTGGTAATATATCTAAACCTTCTCATTTCTTCATGCGCTGCTAGTTCCATTCTCTTTACCTCCCTTCATTTACTTGTCCTCCTCGCTTAATACCACGTAGTAGGACTTTTTACGTGTGCCCATTCTTTGTAGCCATAAATCCGATAAACAAATTTTAAATATGGGCCATTTGCCTTATCACGTCTAAGCCCAACTGATATAGGCTTAATTGTTGCTCTCGCTTCTGATCCCCAGGCATTTAAAAAATTTTGAAAGAATTGCTCAAACATTTGTGTATTTACTCCTAAAGTTTCATAGCCTTTTACTTTTTCCGCGGTTATCATTTTTACTACCCTGCCTCCTTTCTATGCAGTCTTATATTTTATTGATATTTCTTTATAAGGCCCTCCCCTCCTTAGTTACTTTTTCTAACCAAGTAATAAACATCTGTCGGTTAACCAAAAACTTACTTCCTACTTTAAAACTTGGAAAGTCGCCATTGCTGTGTGCCAATTCCATAAGCTTGTCTCTTCCTATGCCACTGTATTCAGCACATTGCTGTATTGTCATTGTTGCTTTAGGCTGCTGTGGTAATGCTTCATGAATGGCATCCTTTATAATGCCTCTTAGCTGCTCTGGTGTAATATCCACTTACATTGCCTCCTGAATTAATAGGTTTTTTATTACTGGGATAACATTTTCGTAATACCTAAAACTCGGCACCTCTTTGTTACTATACTTTGACTTATCATGAAACCATTCCCCATATTCTTCAGTCTTAAGATTATTCGCTTTTGCTATCCTTCCAACCCTATTAGCCGTTATTCCTAATTGCTTTCCAACTTCCTCAGCTGTTAAAGTTTCTTCAGGCATCTCTGGTAATGGTATTAAGGGCTTGTCTGCTATAATTGCACTCGCATAAGAGTAAAGTACTTGTTTATAGGTTTTGTTTAAATCCGCCTGATTAGCTATTTTCAAAAGAATATTTGCTTCTCTAGCTTTGGCATTGCGGATACGGGCATCTGCAAGTTTTTGCTTTTCCTCTGGTGATGTTACTTGTTTTTGCTCCTTAATTGCCTTTCTCATATTGAAATATCCATAAACTAATTTTTCATATTGCTCCCATGCAAAATCATCTTCTAAAATTTTGAGGAGTTTACTATAACCACGTTCAGATAAAAGATAGATATTACTACTTGCATTTATAGCATTTTGGGTATATATTTCGTTATCCTTCAAAAGGATAGCGAACTCAGTTCCTTTTAAATCAACAATGTCAATGTAATCTTTAAATCTTTTTCTGTTTTTATTTATCAATTCATTAATCTTAAACAAATCTCTATCATGAATTATTGCAATATCTTTAACGAGCATTGACTTTTTACCTTCACCAAAACCTCCTTCAATATCATGAAATCTCATCCCTTCAACTTCTGTTAAGCCTTTTAAAACTAACTTACTCATTTAACTTGTCCTCCTTTCTGGTAATTTTTGTTCTGTTTTATCACCAATAGTTGTATTAAACGGTAAAAAAATATCTTCCAATGTACAATTAAAGAGTTCTGCCATTTTAATTCCTAAACTAGGGCTTGGCTGCTTATACCCCCCTTCCATTTGATACATCATGCTATCACTAATCTTTAGCTTATCAGCAGCTTCTTTAGCTGTTTCAAGCCCTGACTTTTTTCTAAGTTCAGTTATATGATTTGCCATATTCTTTTTCCCCCCCTCCTACAATATATTATAACTATTAGTGGTATTAATCAAGCATTATTACAACTGATAGTGTGATATAGTGAGCTATTTTCTTCCTATTACTCCTGATAGCTCTTATTATCTCAATTTATCACTCATAGTTGTATTGATATTATCACTCATAGTATGTATAATATTACTAAGAGTGATAATAAGAGGTGATTAAAATGTTGGGAAAAAAGCTTAAGGGTTTGAGAAGCGAATATAAAATTACACAAGAGGAACTGGCTAAGATTATCGGCGTTACTACTTCTATGATAGGTATGTATGAAACAGATTCGAGAAAGCCAAGCTATGAGGTTTTGCTTAAAATCTCAGAATATTTTAATGTCTCAACTGACTATCTCTTGGGTAAAACCGATAAAAGAACTAATATATCCAAGCCAAACCCCGACCCCTATGCTCCTATTACAGATGTAAAACAAGCCATGGAAATTATAATGGCACAGCCTGGTCTAATGCTAAATGGTGAAATTCTAGATGATGAGGACAAAATAATCCTTGCTAACTCCATCCAGATGGGGCTTAAGGTTGCCGAAGAGTTGAGAGAAAAAAAGAAAAAAGAAAATAAATGATGCGTGTGGGTGTGGGAGGGACTACGAATGATTAAGGATATTGCCAATGGACTTTTTGAACAATATAACACTAATAACCCTTTTGAAATATGCGACTACCTCGGCATAACAGTATTAAAGCATAACATGGGATCTAAACTGTATGGTTTTTTTCAACGTACAGAAGATAATATTGAAATACTCCATATAAACAATACTTTAGATGAATATATGCAAAAATATATATGCGCTCATGAACTTGCACACGCTATATTGCATGTAAACTTATCTATTGCTTTTTTTATAGATAACCCACTAATGGTAAAAGGTAGATATGAGATTGAAGCGGATAGGTTTGCAGCAGAACTATTAATCAATGATAACGATATAGACCTTACATATATAAACGGCATGACTATAGAACAAATAGCAGCTTATTATCGTGTTCCAAAGGAAATTATTGAATTAAAATTTGAAAGGAAGTGAAATACTTTGGCTGTAAAGACGAACTATTCAAAAAATGGGAATGACTATTATAGAGTAACAGCATCTATTGGTAGAGATAGTAAAGGCAAATTAATCAGAAAAGAATTTTACGGGAAAAGTAAAAAGGATGCTGAAAATAAAAGGGACGAATATCTAAACGGCATAAAAAACGGTCTTAATGCCGATTATCAGAACACAATATTAGGAGATTTAATGCACTCTTGGCTGTTTGAAGTAGTAAGAGTATCTAATAAGACAAAACCTTCTACATTCCAAAGATATGAAGGGATTTATAGGAATTATGTAATGGATAGTGAAATCTATGGTTTGATATTGTATAATTTAAAAACTATACAATTACAGCGCTACTATAACAAGTTATATAAAAATGGTAAAAGCAGTAACGTAATAAAAACTTTAAATAAATTGCTTAAAACATTCTTTAATTATGCCGTAGGTGAAGGTTATCTATTAAAAAATCCATGCAGTGGGAAAAGAATCGTAATCCCTGGTGAAGAGGAAACTCCTAAAAAAGAAGTTGAGACATTTTCAACAGAAGAAATATTAAAATTCAAGGAATTTATAGAAAATCATAGGCTAAAAGCATTATTCTTATTAGCTTTAGGCACTGGTTTACGACAAGGCGAGCTTCTTGGGCTAAAATGGAGTGATTTTGATAATGAATATAAAACACTAAAAGTTCAACGTAGTATTAAACAAGTAAATATAATTTCTGCAAATGGGGAAAAAGAATATAAAACTATTGAGCAGACTCCAAAGTCTAAAAATTCTATTCGAGTAGTTCCAATTCCAAGTAGCTTAATTCCAGTATTGAAAGAGCATAAAACACAACAAAAATTAGAAAAGGTAAAAGCGGGTCCATCCTATATTGAAAATAATTTTGTTTTTACAACAGAGCTTGGTAAAACTATAGATGCAAGAAATCTATTAAGAAGCTACAAAAGAATATTAACAAGAGCTGGTATCACTTATCGTAAGTTTCATGCACTTAGGCATACATATGCTACCAAGTTATTTGAAGCTGGTGTACCACTCAAAACAGTTCAAATGTTATTAGGTCATTCTGATATATCTGTTACTGCAAATATATATACTCATGTAATGCCTGAAGAAAAAACGCAGGCAGTTGAAAGGTTAAACAATTTATTCTTATAA